TAGACACGTACATCTCAAAGTTTTTTCCGATGATGCCACGCAACGGGTTCTCTGTGGACTGGCACCAAGACAATCATTACATTCAGGCCGATGCGAATCGTCTGGTAAGTTGCGACGTGTTTATACATGGTGCAACCAAGGAGAAAGGATGTCTACGTCTGATCCCTGGCTCTCACCATGAACTGCTCAGACACACGAAGAATGCGGGAGTGTTCAACTGGTTGTATGTGGGAGAGAGTTCTGACATCGTCGATATCGAGATCGATGAGTTGTTCGCGATTTTCTTTCACCCTAACCTAGTGCACGGTTGTTATAAAAACACGAGTCTGTCCTACAGACCGAGCGTAGCGTGGGAATATATAGAGACAGGGTATATTCCACCAACGCACAACGGACATCAATCTCAAGACCGAATCCAAGTATGAAGATAAAACAAATCGTAATGAAGGGTGATCCCCGATCCGAAGAGTATGCGGAGATCTCCCGTGCGTCGTTTGCGCAGGCAATCAAAGACGGATACATCGAATCGATCGAAACATTCGATGCGATTACACCGGACAGTCCAGACTTCGAAGAACACTGCGCGAAGTATAACTGGGCACCTAGTCTCATGCAGTTGGACCTTGAGTCCGGTAAGAACAAAGATGACCACTCACCGACAGAGAAGGCTGGGATGTGTTCTCACTGGGAGTTGATGCGTCAACAGGGTGAACAGGATGAGATGTTCTGGATTATCGAACACGACACATTCCTACTACCTGAACGCTACGGTGTCTTCAAGGCACTTGCACAGATGGCACCTAATATGTTATACTCCAACATTGGATTGTTCATGGGAATGTATTCTATGGACAGACGTGCCGCACACTGGATGTACCACATACTGACTAACAGGGACTTTCCTATCAACTGTGGTCCGTACTGTACACTGCAACGTCTGTTTCGCACATTCACCACGGACTACCTTGAAGAGAATGATTACTTTGGTATGCACAACACTGCGATTCATCCGTGGCACAACTGCGACACACTAACCATCTGTCGCAACATTGGATTACCGTTCAACGGAATGGATCAGTTGAAGAGGGGAATCCCGACACCGACGACTCAGGTGATTTCAAAACGTCTGTGCGTTACTCAAGATCACCACGGGTATAATGATGTCCATATCGAACAGCCGTGGACCCGTCACAAATTTTTTCACGTGATTGACTAAAAAACATTTGACAACCTTATCTCAGTGCTATATAATGTGCACTGTAACTAGTAAAGGTATCAAATGTACAAACCATATACACTACAAGATGTCTATGACGCTGCGGCACAGAAAAAGTTCAGCGTCATTTCTACGTTTGCGGGTGGGGGTGGCTCATCTACTGGGTACCGCCTTGCGGGTGGTGACATTCTCGCAATCAACGAGTTTGTTGAAGAGGCACGAAACACCTATCGTGACAACTATCCTACTACTCCTATTGTTCCGGATGATATCAAACAACTTACGGGACAATCCTTTCTCGACCTTACAGGTCTGCAGAAGGGTGAATTGGATATCCTAGATGGGTCACCCCCTTGTTCCGCATTCTCTGTTGCTGGTAAACTGTCTCACTCTAAGGGTGGTAACCACTCTGACGGGTGGGGACAGACCAAGACTTACTCTGACGGTATGGTTGTCGAGAACATCGAAGACTTGTTCTTTGAGTTCTTGCGGGTCGCGAACGAGATCCAGCCTAAGGTCATCATCGCAGAGAATGTAAAGGGTCTCACTATCGGTGAGGCGAAAGAGTATTACAACCGCATCCTGAACGAGTTCGAAAACATTGGGTATGAGGTTGTGTCTGAGGTTATGGACGCACGTTACTATGGTGTGTCACAGACGCGAAGTCGCGTTATTTTCATCGCAGTGCGCAACGATGTTGCAGAAGAAGTGGGTCTTAATTTCCTAACGATGAACCACTTATTCCCAACTCCGTCGCGTAATGTTATCCCGCTCAAGGACGCTCTAGTCGATTTAGAGTACGATCAAGAAGAGGTAGACTATCTACGCGAGAAGTTCGAACGCACCGCGTACTGGCGCGACACGGGGTCTAAGATGGAGGCTTACCCTAGTAAGGTGTTGACGGGTATGGACTATCACCCGAAGGGTCACCACTTTAATCTCAAACGCGTATCACTTGAAGTACCCGCACCAACACTGACTGCAATGGGTAATGGTGATACGACTGCGGGTGCATTCCATTGGGCAGAACCAAGGAAGTTGACACTCGGCGAATTAAAGCGTATAATGTCCCTACCAGATGATTTCAAACTTACGGGTAAGTGGAATCAGAAGGCAGAACGAATCGGACGGATGGTACCGCCATTGATGATGAAGTCAATCGCGGAGTCTGTTTATGATAACGTATTGAGGATATACAATGAAAGATCGTGAGACTTATGTTCATATAGAACCAGACTTTTCTTTCGCACACCGTGACGAAGGTTTTGATAATCATATTGACCACTCAATTCGCGGGTATAATAATCTCCACGCGGATGTAGTCTCTATGTCACAGTACTTTGTCGAAGACGACAAACAGGTTGTGGACATCGGTTGTTCTACGGGTAAGACTATCTATGAGATGATGAAACAGAATCACAGTTACGCACCCAACGCAATGTACACAGGTGTCGAGTATGCGTCAGGCTTCAAAGATGACATGGATGCACGAACCGAACAGGTTATAGACGAAGAACTAGGTATCGCACGGTTTATGAATATGGACGTGCGCGACTACACCTTCGACAACTGCACACTGATCACTTCGTTGTTCACGTTGCAGTTCATGCCACCACACTGTCGCCGAGATGTTTTAAAAAAGATCTACGCAGGTTTGGACTGGGGTGGTGCGTTCATCTTCGCAGAGAAGACTGTGAGTGAGTGTGCACGGATTCAAGAGATCATGACGTTCCGGTTCTATGACCACAAACGTCAACACTTTACAGGTGACGACATACTGTCGAAAGAAGTTGAACTGCGTCACATGTTGAAACCTAACACATGGAGAGAACTGCACAGCCTGTTGATGACTGCAGGGTTTGACGCCAAGAAGATTCAACCGTTCTGGCAGAACCATTTATTCGTTGGGGCGATTGCGATCAAATGATGTTACACATCACCAACAATCCCAACCCTAGAGACTTTCAGGGTTCTGCGAACGATACCAACCTAGATATATTCGCGGCGTACTCCATCCAGAATCCGTTTCTGAAAGAGTACCAGAAACACCTAGATGATGTCATGGGTTGGTTTACTGTCGGTGATCTCAAGATGCTCGATTGGGTCAGTCAGAGAGAGATCAATACCGAAGGTGGTATACTGGAGCTGGGTGTGCATCTAGGTAAGATGTTCATCCCGCTCAACATGACCGTCAACGAAGGTACGTCTTACGCAGTCGATATCTTCGGGAAGTTGCAGGATTACAACGTGAGTCACTCTGGTGGCGACTGTCTTAATCAGGCAATGGGATTTAGAAATAACGTCGAGAAGTATGACAAGCGTTGGAGTGGATTCAACGTGCAGATCATAAACGAAGACACGATGATGTTGGACCCGTCACACTTTGAGGGTAACAAGTTCAAGATCATCTCCATCGACGCAGGTCACCATCGACCACACGTACTAAACGATCTGTATCTTGCAGAGAAGTTAGTAACGCGGGACGGTGTGGTTATCGTCGATGATTGGTTCTGCAACGGATGGCCTGGGGTCACCGAAGGGACCATAGAGTACTTGTCTCGTGGCGAGGGACTTGTACCGTTTGCATCTTATCAAAACAAGTTGTATCTGTGTAGATACGGTGCGCACTATAAGTGGATGTATGAAATGAAGCATTTCAAGTACAAGCGTCTACCTATAACACTATGTGGTACAGAAATGTATGACATTTGCCAAGAAAGCCATTGACAAGTCACTAGTGTCTTTGGTACTATAGCTAAAGTTGAGATACAAATTAATTATTTCAACTTTTTAGCGAAAGCTGTTGACAAGTCACGCTGACTTTGATACTATATACAACTGTGGAGATACATCTGTCTACGGACGCCCGTATTCCACGTAACTGAACATTTTGTTTAACTACAGGAGACTATCATGTCTAACAATACTAATGCCGTATTAGGCATCACCCCAGCCCTTCTTGTAACCATCGAGAAGAACTTTCCAACCTCACACTGGGCGGAGAAGTATCCGCACCTCCAGTACTTGGGGATGGAGCTCAAACCAACCAAGGACTTCGGCAAGGACGATAACCTTGGTGTACGTGCCAAGGGCACTCCTGAGGCAGAGGCCTTAGGTATCGACTTGGAAGCCAAGGGTTTCCTACCAGAC